GGCGCTTCTGCAAAGGCCCCAGACTTCACCGGTACAGTATCACAATGGTACGAAACCCTCATCGAAACCATCAATGATGTTTCGGCTCAAATCCATCGCAAGACCCTTCGTGGTGGCGCAAACTTCGTCGTGACCTCACCCGAAGTTGCCAACATCCTAGAGTTCACCGCTGGATTCCGTGCCTCCGTCACTGCTGACGATGAACGCGGTTCAATCGGCGCAGTCAAGGTCGGTTCACTCTCCAAGAAGTTCGACGTTCACGTTGATCCATACTTCCCACGCAACCTCCTATTGGTCGGTCGCCGTGGTGGTAGCTTCCTAGAGAGCGGATATGTCTATGCTCCTTACGTTCCACTACAAGTCACTCCTACCATCTTTGGTACTGAGGACTTTGTACCTCGCAAGGGTGTCATGACCCGCTACGCCAAGAAGATGGTTCGCCCAGACATGTACGGCCTCGTTGTCGTCCGTGGTCTTCTCGGTGAAAGCGGAGCCTGATAGAGATTTTAGCTTATAGCTAACCTCTGGCCTCGGTCCTTCGGGATCGGGGCCTTTTTCTTTTGGGATAAACTACTTAATACAGCGGAGGTCTAATGAATGGCATTACCAGTTTTAACGCCAGCATCAACAGTAAGTGCCGTTGTTCTGCCCGCCACAGGAACAACTGCCACAACGGGTAACGGAGCAGGTAACGTATCGAATTATGCTTTTGGTATGTATGTTGATCCTGCTTCTCAACTTTATGACGTTAATTTTATTTCAGGAGCATCAGATCAAGTTGCTTATGTTTATCACAAACTAGGCGGCGATGTTCTCGACCTTGAAATAATGCCAGCAAATGTATTCAACGCTTATGAAGAAGCGGTCTTAGAATACTCATATATGATAAACTTGCACCAATCCAAGAATGTTCTTGGAGATTATCTTGGTGCCACAACTGGAACATTCGATCACGACGGACAATTAAAAGAAGCATCTTTAACAGGTTCGCATATTAACCTTGCTTATGGTCGCCAAGGATTTGAATCAATCCTAAGAATGGCACAAGGCATTGGCGATGCTTCTGGAATTGTAAATGGTTCTATGCCACATTATACTTCTTCAATTGATTTGGTGATGAATCAACAAGATTACGACATTCAACAGATATTAGAAGACAAAGTTGCGGCAGATCCAACCCTACCGTTTGCTGCTGCTCTTTCTGGTTCTGCTTCAAAAAGAGCGTTAATAAGAAGAGTCTATTTCAAAACACCACAATCAATGTGGAGATTTTATGGATACTATGGTGGTCTTAATGTTGTTGGTAATTTAAACTACTACGGACAATTTGCAGACGACACCACCTTTGAAATTATCCCAGCTTGGCATAACAAACTACAAGCAATGGCATTTGAAGATCACATCTATACAAGATTATCACATTACTCATTTGAGATCTTCAACAATAAAATAAGAATATTTCCAACCCCAGATACTTCTTTATTTACCAAGATGTGGTTTGAATTTACAATAGATATTGGAACAAATCCTTGGGATAAAGTTGGAGGTATCGATAATAAAGAAGGCGGCATTACAAATATGAATGCTTTGCCTTTCGATAATATCCCATTTGCAAATATCAACTCAATCGGAAAACAATGGATTCGTCGTTATGGGCTTGCTCTTGTAAAAGAAACGCTAGGTCAAATTCGCTCCAAGTTTGGCTCAATACCCATTCCAGGAGATGCGGTACAACTTAATGGAACAGCTTTAATTTCAGAGGCAAGAGAAGAACAAACAAAACTTAAAGAAGAATTAAAGACAATTCTAGATGAATTAACTTACGCCAAACTTGCCGAACTTAAAGCATCACAGGTAGAAAGTGCTGGCAAGATTCTTGAAGAAATCCCACTACTAATTTACCAAGGATAATAAATGGCAAACAATAAATGGACTCCCCCAGAATCACCGCCAGCACCACTATTTCTAGGACAGAAAGAAAAAGACTTAGTAAAGCAAGTCAATGACGAACTTATAGAAAGAGTAATAGGACAGTTGATTATTTATTATCCAATAGATTATCAAACAACAAACTTTCATCCATTGTATGGCGAAGCACAAGTAAAAAACTTTCTACCACCTATAAGAATTTATGCTTTGGTTGAATGGTCTTCATATGAAACAAAAATGTTGGAAACTTTTGGATTGGATAAAACATCAGAAATAACAATCCACTTTCACAAAAGACGCTTGGTGGAAGATCAAAACTTATTTGTTCGTGAAGGCGATTTTGTTAGATATGATGGAATGTTTTATGAAATAATGACTTTATCTGAACCAAAACAAATATTCGGTCAAGTGGAAGATGATAGAAATTCAACTGAAATATTGGCGAAATGCATAAAAGCAAGAAAGGGAACATTTGATGCAACCTGATTATTCTTACACAAATATAGAAAACGCAGAAAAGATACTTCAGGAAATTCTTGTTGAGCCTTCTACTATAGAAACAGTAGATACAGCAATCTATAACTATATAAATGATAAGATAAATGTTTCGTCTCAAACAAACGAAGGTTTTAAAAAAGTTCCTATTCTTTGGGTTGGAGCAGAAAGGGCCTTCCAGATAAAGAATAATCCAGAGACAAAAGATGAAGACGGTAAGCTTATTTTTCCTATTATAACAATAGAAAGAAAAACAGTAGAAAAAGACCCAACTTTTAAAGGTTCTTTTCAAGCACACGTTCCAGATGGGCCAGGACCTAAAAGATTGGGGGTTCCAATCGCAAGAAGAATAGTACAAGACAAAACTTCTGAATTTAGAAAGGTTGATTTGGAAAGATTTATTGACGGCGTTGGTTCAAGAGATCCAAGATATATTAGAGCCTTCCAAGAAGATTATGATTCAGAAAGGTCTAGCTTAATTAAGACTTTTCCAAGGAAAAACAATAAAACAGTATATCAAACAATTTATGCACCAATACCAACTTATGTTAAAGTTATGTATTCAATAAAGATAAGAACGAATTATCAAACACAAATGAACGATTTGACTACTCCGTTTCTTACAACTACAGGTCAAATAAACGCTATTCACATTAAAGCAGAAGGACACAGATACGAAGGGTTTATTGAAGGCAGTTTTAGTTATAGTAATAATATATCTAATTTTGAATTAGAAGAAAGAGTTTTTGAAACAAATATAGATATAAGAGTTCTTGGATATCTTATGGGCGAAGGCAAAAATTCAGATAAACCCAAATTCTCTATTGTTGAAAACATCGTTCAAGTAAGATTACCAAGAGAAAGAGTAATAACTATGGATAAAAACTACGTCAGTAATAAATCATTTTATAGAGATTAGGTGTTTCAAAACAAAACAAACTATTTATTTTGAGTATTAAGGAGTTAATATAATGGCTGAAGAAAGAAAGTTTAAATTTGTCTCACCAGGTGTATTCACCAACGAAATCGACAAATCACAATTCACAAATCCTGCACCAAATTTAGGTCCAGTCGTTGTTGGTCGTGCTCAAAGAGGACCTTCAATGGTTCCAGTTGTTTGCAAAGATTTAAATGAATTTACCTCTATCTTTGGAGACCCAGAACCAGGAACACAACAAACTCCTGACGTTTGGAGAAACGGAAGCCACGCTGCTCCTTTGTACGGCGTATATGCCGCTAAAGCTTACTTAAACGCTTCACAAGGTGAAAGCCCAGTTACATTTATCCGTTTGGCTGGTGTTAACAGTGATTCTGCAACTGACGCCCAAACAAAATCAAAAGCAGGTTGGTTTATTACACAAACCAAAGCAGCAACCGCAGCAGCAACAAAAGGTGCTTATGGTTTGTTTGCTTGTGGTGTAAATGCGGGAGAAACACAAGTAACTGGTGCTCTTGCAGCAATTTTCTATGTTAATGCTGCTGCTGTTGTTCCCACTGGTTCAGCAGGATTAGAAACCGGTGATCCAGTTGTTGCTGGTGTTGGTCGTCTTATAAATTCAGCAACAGACGCAAATTCAGTTAAACTTTTGGTTACTGACGGAACCGCTGCTAACGACGAGGTAATCGAAGTAAGCACAGTTGAAAGCTCAGACAAATTTATTAGAAAATCATACCTCAACAAGAATCCACAATTTGTAAGCCAAACAAGACCTGACGGAGTTACTTCGGTAGAAACCGATTCAATCGCTAAGAAATACTGGCTTGGCGAAACCTTTGAAAGATTCGTTGCCGATACAGTTCCAGCTTCTTCGTTTGATACAATGAAATACGTTGTTCTTTCTTTATCTTCGGGATCGAATGATAAAGCAGATCACAGATCACAATATAGGGACGCTTTAAGCCCTTGGTTTATTTCTCAAGAACTTAGCGCAAATACTGCAAGCTATGGCGGTCCTTCGACAGCCACAAAGTTGTTTAGAATTGCTTCTTTGAATGGCCAAGGCGAATGGGCTTCTGCAAATGTTAAAATCTCTATCGATAATATTCGTTATTCAGTTAACGAGAATGCTCCATACGGTACATTCGATTTGTTGGTTAGAGCAGCAAACGATACTGACGTTAAGCCAAACGTTCTAGAAAGATTCGTTGGATTGGACATTAATCCAAATTCTCCAAATTACATTGCAACTAGAATTGGTGATGAGTACTACTACTACGACAGCAATAATCAACAATTTAGAGTTCTTGGACAAAGACCAAATAATTCAAAATACATTAGAGTTATTATGTCTGACGAAGTTGAGAACGGTGGTGTTAATGCTAACAGCATTCCATTTGGTTACTACGGTGTTCCAAAGATTAATGACGTTACTTTTGCAGGCAACGCAACCACAATCTCTGGCGACACAATGATTTCTTGGGGCGGATATGGCTCTGGTAGCTCAGTTGTTTCTGCTTCTGCTGGTACAAGCTTCTTGATTAAGTTCCCAGTTATGCCTGTTCGCTCGCTTGCAACAGACGGTGGAACTTCGGTTCAATCGGCATTCTTCGGCATTGATACAAAGAAATCAGCTACTTCTGCTGTCCACAATCCAGGCTGGGTTGATTACACCAGATTCCTTGGAGCAGATTTGGTTTCTTCCTTTGGCGATCAATATGGATTTGATAACAGCGCTGGTGACGGGGTTGTGTTTGAATATGGATTTACTTTGGACGAAGTTGTTATTACAACCGGTTCTGGGTATTCTTTCTCCACTCCTTCCTCAAGAGTAACACAAGCTACTTACACTTCTGGCTCAAGAGTTGCAGGCACAGCATTCAACTGCTCTTTAACTGCAAACGATAACACTGTAAGTTACAAGAACGTTATCAAAGCTGGTGTTTACAAGTTCACTGTCCCAATGTTTGGTGGATTTGACGGTCTAAATGTATTCGAAAGAGAACCATTCAGAAATAACTACATTTCTGCTGGTGAAACTAGAGAAACAAACTACGTTCTTGAAACTTACTACAGAGCAATGGATATTGTTAAAGATCCAGAGTTGATTGAGTTTAACTTGGCTTCAGTTCCAGGTTTGACCAATACAGTTCTAACAAAGAAACTTATTGATATCTGTGAAGAAAGAGGGGATTCTTTGGCCATTGTTGATACTGTTGGCGGATATATCCCATCACACGAACAAGCAGCAGATTCTTCGGCAGCAAGATTGGGTTCACTTTCTTCGGTTTACACAAGCGTTGACGCTAGAAACTTGAATTCTTCATACGGCTCAATGTACTATCCTTGGGTTACAATTCGTGACGACCTAAATGGTTCTTTGGTTAAAGTTCCACCTTCAGTCGCAGCCTTGGGTGTTATGGCTAATACCGAAAGAGTTTCCGACGTTTGGTTCGCTCCAGCAGGATTTAACCGTGGTGGTCTATCAGCAGGCGCAGCCGGTCTACCAGTTGTCGGTGTTGATTTGCGTCTATCTTCAAAAGACAGGGACGATTTGTACATTAGAAACATTAACCCAATTGCTCAATTCCCAGCAGAAGGAATCGTTATCTTTGGACAAAAGACCTTGCAAATCTCTCCTTTGTCCGCTTTGACCAGAATCAATGTTCGCAGATTAATGATTTACTTGAAGAAAGGGATTTCCAGAATTGCTTCAACAGTTCTCTTTGAACAAAACGTTCAAGCAACTTGGAATGACTTCAAGAGCAGAGCAGAGAATTTCCTTGGTGACGTTAAAGTTCGCTTTGGATTGGACGATTACAAAGTTGTTTTGGACGAAACCACAACAACCCCTGACCTTGTTGATAGAAACATAATGTACGCTAAAGTTTATGTTAAGCCAACCCGTACAATCGAGTTTATTGCTCTAGATTTCATTATCACAAGAGCAGGCGCTTCCTTTGACGACTGATATTAAAAGAAATTATAATTGAGGTGACTATTTAATTTAAACAGGAGAAATTAATTATGGCATTTTGGACAAAACCTTTTGAGGGTGCAGCCGCTACAGATCCAAAAAGAAACTTTAGATTTAGGGTTTCCTTCGGGGCAAACTCGTCATTTAACGGAAACAGCCCAGAAGGAATTTGGTTTGCTAAAAAAGTAAGCCAACCACAGGTTTCAATAGGCGAAACAGAACACAACTATTTAATGCATAGATTTTATTTTCCAGGTAGAGTAACTTGGAATGAAGTTGATATGACTTTGGTCGATCCTGTTGAGCCACACGTTTCTTATAATTTCTTAAATGCTATTCAACAAGCTGGATTTAAAGTACCAGGTACTTCTAATGATTTTACTTCTGTTTCAAAGAATTCTGCTGCTTTGCAATTGGGCGACGTTCTAATTGAAGCAATTGACGAACAAGGCGTAGCAATTCACAAATGGAAACTATGGCACGCTTGGGCCAAAGAAATTACTTTCTCAGAACTCGATTATAGCAACGAAGATCTTATGGAAATTACCCTTAAGATAAGATACGATTGGGCTGAATTTGAAGTTGGTCCTTCTCAATATGTTGCTAATGCAGGCAACAAAGTATTTAGCGTCTAATTATTTCTAGTAAGATCTAATTAGATTATGGCTCCTGCACAAACTCCTTGGTATAGCAAAGAATATAAAGATCCAAAAAAAGAACATTTATTTTTGGTGAAACTTGGTAATCTTGGTGAATTGTGGTATGCTAAAACCGCCAACAAGCCCTCTGTTTCTTATGAAGCAGGGGGCAGTTTGTTGGATGGTGTTTCTTTTTTTGGCGATCCATTCTTATATAAAGATAAACCAGCAGTAACTTATGAAACGGTTTCTGTAACTTTGTTAGATCCGGTGGTTACTATAGCTACTGGCGATGGAGAAGACGCAACGACCAAATTAATGTCATTGGTTGGGGCTTCGCACAATGAAACAACTGGTCAATTTAGTATCAAAGAACACAGAAAAGCGCTAGGACAAGTAGAGATATATCAGTATACCCCAGGGGACGGGAATAAACTTGAACAAGTTGAAACTTGGAAACTTATTGCACCACAAATAATTTCCATAAGATTTGGTGATTTAGATTATGGATCGGACGATTCAGTTGAAATTATAGTTGAAATAGATTATATGGGGTTTACATACTCTGATGCAAACCAGGGGACTAACGAAAAATTAAAAATCTTTAGAGAACTAATAGATTCAAGAATAGAAAACATAAAATAATTGAGAGGTATTTATGAGAGACAATAGCAAGAGGATAAAACCAAACTTATCAGACGATTTATCCTCAGTAATCGCGACTAATCAGCAACAAGAACAAAATATATTTAATTTTGCAACTCCAACAGATTTTGTTAAGTTGCCTTCCGGTGGTAAGTATTATCCACCAAACCACCCTTTGCACAATATAGACACAGTTGAAATAAGATATATGACTGCAAAAGACGAAGATATATTAACTTCGAAAGCTTTAATAAAACAAGGTATCGTTATTGATCGACTTATAGAAAGTGTTGTTCTTGATAAAAGAATCAAGACAGCAGATCTTTTATCTGGAGATAAAAATGCTTTGCTTGTTGGTGCAAGGGTAACTGGATTTGGTCCAGAATATAAAACAAATATTACTTGCCCTAATTGCGGGCATATAAACAAACACGCATTTGATTTATCAGAAGTTGAACCCAAACCAGAACCAGATTACGAAGAATTGGAAGTAGAAAAAACCGAAGAAGGTACATTTATTTTTAAACTTCCAAGAACTGGTGTAAATGTTGAAGTTAAACTAATGACCGGTAGTGACGAAACTCAACTGCTCCAAACAATGGAAAGAAGAGAAAAGAAAGGACTTCCTATTTCAGTTACAACAACACAACTTATGTCTATTATTGTTTCTGTTAATGGTATAACAAATAGAACACAAATAAGTGAATTTGTCGGTAATATGCCTTCTTATGATTCTAGATATTTAAGAGAAGTATATGCTAAGTTGGTTCCAAATATCGATATGGTACAAGAATTTCAATGTGAGAAATGCGGTGCCGAGAAGGAGGTCGATATCCCGATTACGGTAGACTTCTTTTGGTCTTGATGAGGAATATATACAATCTGTTTATGAACAAATCTTTTTATTAAAATATCATAATGGTTGGTCTTTTACAGAATTATATAACTTGCCTATAGGTTTAAGAAGTTGGTTCTTGGAAAGATTGGTTAAACAAAGAGAATCAGAAGCAGAAGCAGCAAAGAAAAATAACTGATAAACTTAAGAGCACTGAGAGGTAACTTTCAGTGTTCTTTTGGTTTCTAAAACTATTTACATTGTGGAAATATACTATGGATCATAAAACAAAATTATTCTTATCTGTATTGCTGGAACAACAAGAACCACAGCGAGACAATGCTGGCGCTTATTATCCTGAACTAAGAGCAACAACAAGTGGTGTTCAAAAAGTTGGTTCTGTGTCGTTTAAAGACTCAAAAGAATATATTGTATCCATATTGCGTCTTGATCTAAAATTATTAAAAGATTCGACTACATTTAGTGCAAATACCATATTTCCATTATATAAGATAGCTTCAGAGCAAGAATCTTATAATAATATAAAAACTTTCTTGAATGATGAAAAATTAGCTAACTCCATACCTGCCCAAAATAAATTTAAAGAAGTTTTCACAGACTCAGGATTAAATTTAAGTTTTAATAAAACCAAAGTAGGCGACATATTTGACGAGATAGGAAAATTGTACGAAGGAGAAGATAAAAATCCTCAAGAAGATTTTGAAAAGCTTAGAAATAATTTTGCTAATTTATTAAAAAGCATAAATACTGGCGATATCAATGATTCAAATAAAATAAGAAATGCGATTGTAACTCAAATACAAAACACAATATTGGCAAATAAAGATGCTTTGAGATCTAACGGTCCTACCATAAGAAAGTTTAATGATTTTATTTCTCCAAAATTCACTTCTTCTAAACCAGGAGAAGTTAAAGTAGTAACTACAACCGATGATCAAGAGGATGAACAAACCGCAGCACAAGACCCAGAAACAGGCAATACAGCCACTGTTCTTGACGGAACAGCAAAGTTTATAACAATGCTTGAGTTCTTGCAAGCCAGAAAAGAACAAGAAGAAAGATTAACCGGTACTATCGACAGAAATGACCTAAGTAAGTTAGGAAAGTTAAATGAACAGAAAGGCTTTACGACAAGATTTATATCTGCTATTTACAAAACATTTAAAAGATTTTTAGAAGGTATATTTACCACTGATAAAGAACTCAACAATCAAATAAAAGAACAAAGAGCTACAAAAACCTTTTTAAATTCAGCGAAAGAAAGAATTTATACATCAAATGAAAATTTATCAGAGCAAATAGGACAATGGACACAACAAGAATTTTCTGATGCTGTTAATGAGTTTTTTGATAAATACGACAAATTTGGTGGAATTATGGAAGAAATAAGACAAAAATTCGCCAACAAGGGAACTTTGAAACCAATTGCAGATAGTATTTTGAAATATTATAAAAGCGGTGGAAATTCAGAGATTGTAACAGGTCTTCAGGTTGATGATTTTAGTTTTGCAGATACCCCCAAAAAACAAGAAGAATTAGTAGATGCTGTTTCTTCAGACGATGCATCTGCACCTCAAGAAAAAGAAGAAGAAGCATTATCATTTTTCGATGTGGATGAAAGTGTTAGAGTAGTTGCTTTTATGATTATACTAGACGCAAAAAAATCAATTAGTTATCTTAGGAAATTTCATGAAAAATATCCTCAAAATCCTCTAAACCCTAATCGTAAAAAATCATTTTTTTCTAGAATAATATATAGAATAAATCCGTATTATGTACCTGAAATAAGTCAACGCTTTATAGAATATACGAAAGAATTAAATGATATTTTATCTGAATATAACTTTGAGTTTACAAATTATCTTAATTACTCTAAGGCAGATCCGGAATCATGTAAAAATCTTATTATTAAATTGCAAAATTTAAATAGGGAAAGCCCTGATATTATAGAAAAACTATATAGAATTTTAGATGATATCGATTCCTCGATTAACGTAAGTTATGATAATGATCTAGAAGAACGTGATGAAGAGGGAAATATTATAACAAAGTTTAATGATAAAGATTCAAATCTTGCTATAGAAGAAACAAAAGCATTACTTAATAGTGTTTATAAAGAATTTAATAGTGTTTATAAAGAAACAATAAATCTTCAAGATAAATCTTCAAGAACCTCAAAACTTATTGTTGAATCAATAACAAAAAGTAAAACAATAAAAGTCAAAGGAACAAAAGAACAAATAAATTTATTTAATAAACTTATAAAAGAAGAACTATCTATTATAAGTAAGATTAAAAATAACAAACCTTATATTATACCAACAAAAGATATAGAGAACTTTGAAAGATTAACAGGCATTGTATGGCCTTTTAAAGAAGGAAACTAATAAATGGCTGATATAAACGATCTAATTAAACAGCTTGGCTTGCAACAACAAAGCAAAGAAATAAACGAAGAAATACTAAAGCAAGCAAAAGAAAAATTAGTCAGTCTTCAAAAAGAGTCAGATATTCTTGAAGACATAAAAGATTTGGAAAAAGCTATTTTTACAGATAAGCAAAATGCTTTTAAACTTCTTGATAATCAATACGATAGAGAAATAGAACAGTTACGAATTAAACAATCTGAATTAGCTCTTGGCTTAAAAGTAATAAAAGAAACTTATTCCGTTTCTAGTGAAGAATATAAACTAGCTAAACAAAAATATGAACAAGAAGTTAAAACAAACGTTCTATTACAAAAAAGAAAAGAAATAGAAAGAGAATCAGCAAACTACGGTAAACAATTGGCTGATAAAATGGGCCTTACCCTTAAAGAAAATGCTATTGGTAAAGTAATTGCTGATATCGGTGCTAATGGAGTAAAGAATAGTAACTTTTTTAAAGGATTTAAAGCCAATATATCTGGAACCAGCGTGGCTTTAGCGGGTCTTAATTTGGTTGCAAAGGGAGTAAGTTTTGCACTTGAAGGTGTTTTTAGTTATCTCAAAAAATCATTTGATTTGGCTTTAGAGTATGACGACGCATTTACAAAATTTACAAGAACAACCGGCACGTTTGGAACAGGTACAAAACAAGCACTATATGACGTTGCTTATGAATTAAGAGAATTTGGAATAACAGCACAGGACGTAACCGAATCATATGGTTCGTTAATTGAAGCCAATACAAAATTTCTTGATTCTGCTGATACAAGTTTTTTGGCTAACCAGGTTGCAAGATATAAATTTCTTGGTGTCAGTGTTCAAACTACTTCAAAACAATTAAGTATGTTGCAAAATGTTTATGGGAAAACAGAAGAAGAAGCTGCGTTATTCCAACAATCTGTTTTTAACTACGGAAGACAATTAAAATTATCCAATCAACAAACTGGAGTCGCTATTGATTCGTTTGAGGAATTGGGATCAGCATTGGGCGATAGAACAGGAAAAGAATTTTCAAAAATGTTAAAAGTGTTTAAAAGCACAAATCTTGAAATGGCCAAACTTGTTCAGCTAGCAGGAAAATTTGATACCTTTGAATCAGCAGCGGATACTGTTGGAAGATTAAATTCTTTATTGGGTGGTCCTTACTTAAATGCAATCCAAATGATAGAAAATGTAAATCCAGCAGATAGAATTATGGCTGTTCAAAAAGCACTTGTTCAAGCAGGCAAATCATTTGAAACAATGGAATATTATGAAAGAAAAAGTATTGCAAGTGCTCTTGGTATGGAAACAAGAGATTTGGCTCTTTTAATGGCCGGTCGTCAAGATTTGATTGAAGGATTTAATTTTGAAGAAACAACTGGAGATATAATCAATAGCGCAGAACAAATGCGAAAGCTTATGTCCATTAGTGAAAAACTTAAAACAATATTTATTAGTTTACTTATGCCTCTTGAGCCTTTGGTTGACGCTTTGCACGAATTTTCTGAGAGTGATGCTTTTCAAGCTAGTTTGAAACAGTTCCGCGATACAATGTCTGAACTTGCAAAAAGTGATGAGTTTAAGAATTCTATTAAAGAATTGGGTGACGCTTTAATGAAGTTGGCACAAAACCTTCCTTCGCTTATAACAATGGCTACTAATTTTCTTAAAACTGTGGTAGAAAATCCAAAAACCGCTTTGGCTGCTTATGGTGTTTCTCAGATGATGCCAACAATAACAGGGATAATTGGTACAGCTATAGCTTCTGGTACGGTATATAAATTATTAAAGGGCGTTGATCTTGGTAATATGATTTCAAAAATATCTAGCGGGAGAACCTCTTTACAACAAATAGGCGCACAAAGACTTGCTAGATTAAGTGGTGGAACTCCGACCCCTAGCGTTCCAACTTCTGGTGTTCCAACTCCTGGTGCCCCTGGTGGACCTTCTATGCTTGCTAGGGGAGGTGCTATTACAGCCGGTGCTTTGGTTGGTTCTATAGCTGGTCTTGGAATCTCTTCTATGATTAAAGGTACTTCTTTTGGAACAGAATTCTCTAGAGCGAGAACTGGCGCATTGCGTATAGGTTCTTGGTTTGGATTAGTTGATAAAGAAGAACTTCAACAAAGAGCAAATGCTACACAAATTAAAGCAATAAGGGAAAGACAAGCAAATGGTCGCACGCTTTCTGCTGAAGAAAAAGCTATACTTGGCGGACAAGCAACAGCAAAAGTAGAAAGAAAATCGGATCAACAAATGGCAAAGCTAGAACAGAATGTACAAATCAATCTTGTAATAGATGGTGAACAGTTTGCAAATGCTGTTCTTAAAATACCAGCAGGTTCTATAAATCCTAATGCTCCGCTTGTTAGCACTATTGTAAGAACAGTCACAAAAGGAGCCACACCAGTATAATGGCAGATACAACATACCAACAAGTTAGTATAAGATCGATTGCTAGCAGTTTATCTGTTAGTTTTGGTCCAGTTATATTTACAAAATACTCAGATAATGTTTCTGTAAATTTTAATTCTGAGCCTGTATTTGGTAGAACTGATCCAATTTATACTTACGCTAGTAATGATAGAAAATTAGAAGTTGGATTTATATTTACTCTTTCAGGACCTAACGATATGGAAAAAATAAACAGTCTGGCTCATACCATATATCCTTCTTATAGTTCAAGAAATATAGTTAATTCTTCTCCTTTAATTTCTGCAAAATTTGGTAACTTTACTTCTTATGAACTTTTGGG